CAACTATCTTTACAAACTATATTGGTGGTACTGCTACAACTGCACAGACATCATGGATTGAAGATAGATTATTACCTGCTGTGTATGCAGACGGATTTGGATTCGAGTTTAACTCTCTTCCCGCTGGTGAGACAGTTAATGTTACAGTTGGTAGTAGTAATGTTACTATAACTACGATTGCTGACTATAATGCTACAGCAAGTTTTAGAGTAGAAGGTATTAATAACCAAGAGTCAGTAAGTATCATCACAGACTTCATCGGCAACTTTGCTGACAAGCCTCTTGCTGTTATTGTCAATGCGACTGCTATGCAAAATCCAGGCATCTATGAGATCGAAACTACTGGTAGTACAGACTTTACAAACTTTGGTGCGGCAGATAATAACATAGGCACAAGATTTATTGCCACTGGTCCTGCGACAGGATCTGGCACTGTGACTGACGTTGTTGCGACTAACTATGGCATGAGTGGTACATTATTGAGTCAAGGCTTTAATGCAGAAACACTCAACACAAAAATCAAAGATGCGTTTGAAGCCAAGTCAATTACGATTGGATCTATTGCAAGCATTGTTACTGAGAGTGAAGGTAATAACTATGTCAACGATGTGTTTAGTGAAATTGAATATATTGACGTTTCTAGATTTGATAGCCGTGATAGTATTCTCACATTTACTAACCCGAACTTCTTAATCGAAGTTGGCGAGATCGTCACACAACAAGTTCAAATCGAAGATCCAGATTTTGGAAATAATCCGGACGCTGACTTTGTGCCTGGCACTAATGATCAGTTTGTTCGTTATCAAGCAAAAGGCAAGTTCTTGAAGAGAGAGGGTAATGACTTCTACTTCCAGAAACTATCGTTCTATGACTTTGATGAAAACTATCCCATCTTTATTAAGAACAATCAGTATGCTCTCAGTGGAGTGAGACCAGATTCTAATTCATTTGCTATGGGTAGAAACGCAATCATCTCTGGTAATGCTAGTTATGAGACTGGACAAATTGAAGACCTTGATATCACTAACACTGGATACAGATATGTTGATGGTGAAGTCGTTGATCTTAAAAACGAGTCTCATCAAATAGTTGCAAAGGCAGTTATTCGAACACTTGGACCAGGTAAGACAGAAGGAAAGTGGAGTTCTACTACATCTTTCTTAAGTGATAACACTAAATACTTACACGATAATGATTATTATCAAGAGTATTCATATGAGATATCTTCTGTAATTGATCCTGAAAAGTATACACAGCTTATTAAGGACACCGTAGGAGTTGCGGGCACAAAAGTCTTCAGTTCCCCTCTCATAAATAGTACAAGTAGTTTAGATAGTACGCTTGATGTTGAATTCCAAATATGGAACTTGTCAGATGAGCCGTACATCACAGAAGGAACAGAAGAGAATATAATGACAGAAGGCACTCCATCTGAGGTATTAGCCACAGAACTCGTATCTCTTGATCAGACAGCAACAGATGCAGTAACAACATCGATAGGAAATTAAGGTAATATAATGGCAAAGATCATTACAGAAAATTTTAAAGTAGAGACGACCAAAGAAACGTTCTCTACTTTCGACAGTCCTAATTCATCTATTGCGGCAGATTTCTTGTCGGGGTTGGAAGCATATGTCGACCAGACTTCTGGTGTTACACTTTCGTCTAGTCAGAGATCAGACATTCAAGATATTGTTGAGACTCAACTAAACACCTATACTCCAGAAAACTCTTATTACATTATGGGCTCTAGCGTTGATAAGCCAAATGTTATTACGAACACTCAGTTCGAGAAGCGAGAGTTTCAACGCAGAGTGATATTCGGGAACAAAATAACAAACTCTAGCATTCGCTACATGTTTTATAAGAACGCTTGGACTACAGGAACAGTTTATCAAGGATATGATGACAGAGTAGACTATACAACTCAGGCGGCTTTGAACACTAACGTAGTTACTGTGAGAAACACAGAAGGCGACTATGATGTGTTTAGATGTCTTGAAGCTAATGGTATTACAGACGTACTGACTGGAGAAGTAAACAGGGCATCAACATCAACTCCTACCTTTGCTGATATAGATCCAGATTCTTATGAGCATATATCTGAAGCAGATGGATATATTTGGAAATATTTATTTACAGTGAGAGCTGGCGAAGATGCTGTTTTCGGAACTAGCGATAGTTTGCCTTTGCCTTATCCTACTTACGGTAATGCTGAAGTTATTGCTTCTGCTAAAGAAGAAATTTCTCAAATAATTATCGAAGACACTGTGACTAACTTATTCACGAACTTCAGATTTGGACCTGCTACCAACTCTTCTGATGCTAGTACTGTTAGTTTTGAGAGCATCATCCAGTCAACCACAGATTCAAACATAAGCGATATAACAGTAAGCGCAACATCTAAAGACGGATTCGATCTTTATGGTGCTTCTGACTCATACAAAGAAATGTATTTGTTGCAGAAGAAGACTGGTCAGAATAAAACCATAATTTATGATATACTCAGCAGTACTACAATTCCTGGCGCCGAGCTAAAAATAACTTTAAAGATTTCTGCTTCTGATGGCAATACTCCTGCAAACTTTTCGAATGATACCTTTCAACTAGTTCCTAAAATTCATGTGACTAGAAGCACTTCTACTGGCACTCCTTGTATTGCTTACGGAGTGATCGATCAGTTTGGCACACTTAAATCTATTCAGTTCATGGAAAGAGGTAGTGAATACAAGTATGCAACTGCTACACTTGGACTACCTTCTGCGCTTGTAAATAGTTATACTCCGTCTCAAGCCGCACAGCTTAGATGTGTAGTGTCTCCTAAAGGTGGACATGGATCAGATCCAATCAATGAGTTGGGCATGAGTAGATTGTCAGTTATCACAAACTTTGCAGGAGAAGATGTAGCAATACCAGATGCTAACTCTTATACTAAAGTCGGTCTTGTTAAGAATCCTATCTTTACTGATTCGACTCTTCCGACTCAGTTTGATAACAGAAGTTCAATTGTTATTCAAGGGTCTGATGTTACGAGTACTGCAATTGCGGGACATTATATTCAGCAGAACGTTGACTTGGGTGGCGTTACTGAAACAATCACAGCAAGAATACATGAGAGTGTTTATTCTGGAGGCAATACTACAATATACCTTGTAGATTACTACGGAGATTTTCAAAGCACTTTTCAAGATGGTATTATTTTCGTAAAAGCTAATCTAGCTACCACAACAGCTAGTACGCTTACTATAAATAATGCTAGTACAAATGTTACGTATGGCAAGTATTCTCCGTACAGTGGACAAGTTTTACATTTCGTAGACTTTGATCCCATACAGAGGTTGGCTTCACGTAAAGAAAAAATTAAATTTATTTTCGATTTCTAGGAAAAGAGTATAATACATGGGCATTAATACAGACTTAAATGTTGATCCGTACTATGACGATTTTAGTGAAGCTAAACAGTTTAACCGTATTCTGTTTAAGCCTGCAAAAGCCGTACAAGCACGTGAGTTAACACAACTTCAAACCATTCTTCAGAAGCAGGTAGAACGCTTTGGTTCGAATGTTTATAAAGAAGGTACTATCATTAGTGGTATTAATATTACCTCTCGTCCAGATATATTCTATGTCAAACTAAATGACACAGTGGGCTTTACAGATCCCACAATCTACAATCAAACAGACAATGAAATTTTTACTGCAACTGGTACAACAACTGGTCTTGTTGCAGAAATCATTTTAGGCGAAAATGGTTTCCAAACTCAAGATCCTGATCTCAAAACTTTTTATATTAACTATATTGGCTTTGATGACTCTACAGTTACAGGCGCTAGTTTAACAGATGCGAAACAGTTCGCACAAGGTGAACAGCTTAAGATTAAAAATAGTGCTGGAGAGGTGGTTGAATCATCTATTACCGTTGCAACAGTTGTTGGACACGCTGGTAGATCGTTTGGTGTTTCATGTGAAGAAGGTGTTGTGTATCAGAAAGGACACTTTATCTTTGTTGACAATCAATTCATCATCGTATCAAAGTATTCTAATATTCCTGGAGCATCTTCAGTTGGCTTTACTGTCGCTGAAAACTTAATCAACTCTAATAAAGATACTACTCTACTCGACAATGCCGCAGGGTTTAATAACGAAAACGCACCTGGTGCAGATAGACTTCAGTTAGTACCTCAACTTGTAACGTACTCGACCGCAAGCGAACCAGAAGAGTTCTTTGCTCTTGTCAGATACGTTGGAGGTGAGGCAGTACGTATTCGTGACAGAACTGAATTCAATGTTGTTGGGGATGAACTTGCTCGAAGAACTTTTGATGAGTCTGGTAACTATGTTACGAATGGACTTAGAGTAACGCTTGAGCAAGATGGTAGTAATACAAACGCTGTTGTTGCTCCTGGTAAAGCTTACGTATTCGGTAGAGAAACTATAAACGTTAGTCCTCGAAAACTTTTAATTGAGCCAACTACTCTTACTCAAAGCAAAACAAATCAATACACTGGCGTACAGTATGGACAATATTTTACATATAATCACGCCGATGGTGAAATATTAGACAATCATCCTATTAACGGATCAGTTCAAAATTTATTAGATGGTTCTGATAATATTATCGGTACTGCTTCAGTGTCAAATATAACTCCTGGCAAAATATTCGTTTATAATATATCAAAGGCAAACGGACAAGAAAACACCGCTATAGCAAAGTTGGGAGCAACATCTCTCACAAATGGCGGAACACTATACGGAGTTAATAGTGGAGGAAAACTATTCAATACTGGTAAAGGAAGTATTGATTCAATATCAAATGTTGCTTATGTTAGAAGAGTAAGACTTCCTGTTAATAGCGAGTCCGTGACAATTCCAGCTACTAGTAACACTCAACCTCTCGTAAATAATAATTTAGTTGCGATGGGTAATACTGACATCATACGTAATGCGTCTGGCAGTCCACTTAATACGGTTGACATGCAAGTAACAATTAGCGAAGTCGGTTTTGAAGGATTTCTGTACTACGATGAAATCGTTACAGGATCTGAAGCTGATGGACTGAACGATCTTGACATCTACGTAAATACCACATATGACTTAACTGGAGAAACTAGCGGTAGTCCTGTATTTGGTATTCCTAATATGGCATCACTTGGTGTACCTAATGCAATCAAGCTACTAGAAGTGAAAGACATTTCTGATCCTTCAGCCATTAAGGATATTACATCTAAGTTTAAATTAGTTAACAACCAGAAAGATCACTTATACGATCATTCATTCATCACTGCTAAAGCAGGTGAAGTTGTTAATCATGGCACAACATTAAGAGTTAGAGTCAAAGTTCTTAAGAGACAGTCCGCAGTTGGCAGTGGTTATCTCACAGCAAATAGCTATAGCACTTTATCTGATAAAAGTTTAATCAAAAACTTTATCGGTAAAGATGGTATTGAACACTCGCTAGTAAACTGTTTTGATTTCAGACCTTACAAGCAAGCAATCGCTACTTACGCATTGAGTGAAACTGGAGCAAGCACTGTATCTCTTATAGGTACAGCCGTAGACGCAGGAATCTCGCCCGCAAATAATGCGACCATTTCCTCTGATCAAACTTATTATATGTCACGCATCGATAGCGTGGTGTTTGATGAGTTCGGAGACTTATCTATTTACAAAGGTGGCGAAGCAGAGAATCCAAGTATTCCAGAAATTCCTGGAATGTATGCATTGAGTAATGTTTATGTTCCTGGTAACGTGACTAAAGTTACAGGAAACAATCCAATCCGTGTTGTAGATGTTTCAAATAAAAACTACACGATGAAAGATATCTCAGGCATTGAAAAGAAAATCGATAGACTCACTGATGCAGTTTCAATGAGTTTACTTGAGTCAAGCACTAAAGACATGTTTATTCCTAACGGGTCTGGCACTAACAGATTTAAGAATGGCATTCTTGTAGATGGCTTTAGAGATTTACGTGTAGGCGCAGTAGAAGATCCAGATTTCGGAGCTGCCATCGATAAGTCGAGAACTGTTGCAACTCCTTCAGTAACCCAGTTTCCTATTGATCTTAAAGTTGATTCAAGCACGGGCGCAAACGTATATCAAGACGTTGTTACTTTGGCAGATACTGGAACACGTGTTACTGTAATCGACCAGCCATTCGCAACAAACTTTAGAAACTGTGTATCTAACTTTTATAACTATGCAGGTAAGGCGGCAATCGATCCTCCATTCGATGCTGGCTATGATGTTATTCAGAATCCAGCTATCAATTTAGAAGTTGACATTGCGACACCTCTTTTAGATTTAGTTGATAACCTTCAAGAAGTTCTTCCTCTTACAAGAGAGCAGGTAAATAGTATCGCTGGAGCCGTTCAAAGAAACGGTCGAAATCGAAGTCAAACGACTACAGTGACCACGACTACAGACACTCTTGAAGTGGGAGATAATAATGTCACCACTAGCAGTGTAGGAAACTTTGTAACCGATGTTACGATGTCTCCTTACATTCAGTCCAGAGAAGTCAAGATTCTGGTTACTGGTCTAAGACCTAACACTCGACATTACTTCTTCTTGGATGGTGCTTCAATCGATTCACATATCTATCCTGGTGATGTTAATCCTACAGTTGTAGGTAGTGCGACAGAGTATAATGTTAGTGAAGTAGAAGATAATGGATCTGCTAAAGGATCTTCTGTTCGTACTGACGCAGAAGGCACACTTGCTGCCGTATTTGATATTCCGGAAGCGACTTTCTTCGTAGGAGAAAGAGCAATCGAAATTGCTGACGTTGATCAATATTCTAGTTTAGAGAGTGGAAAGACTTCTTATAGTAAGGCAATATATAGAGCATACAATTTTGATGTAGGTAAATCTGAACTGACTCAGACAACTCGTACACCTACCTTTGATGTTGAGAGAAACGTTACTACTAGATCGTTTACTCGCCAGTGGAGAGTTGACCCTATTGCACAAACGTTTATCGTTAGACCTGCTCAAGCAGAAGGCGCAAGCATGTCTATGATTAGCAGTGTAGATGTTTACTTCAAATCGAAATCTGCCACTGTTGGTGCTACACTAGAGTTAAGAGAAGTTGTGAATGGATATCCATCTCAAGCAGTTTTACCTTTTGGCAGAAAGCATTTACGTGCTAGTCAAATCAATACTTCTGACGACGGAACAACCGCTACGACATTCCAATTTAAGAATCCGGTTAAGTTGAACGTTAACAAGGAATATTGTTTCGTTGTTATTCCTGATGCTAACTCACCAGACTTCTTAATCTTCACTTCTAAAGTTGGTAATGCTGACTTAGCGACCGGTACATCGATTACGAATGACTGGGGTGATGGAGTTCTATTCACTTCGACTAATGACAGTGCATGGAAATCTTATCAGGATGAAGATATTAAGTTTACTTTGAAAAGATACCAGCATCAAGCTACCGCAGGATCTGTAGATTTAAGTCCTAATGACGTAGAGTTTTTATCTGTAGAAAACACAACTTTGAATTTCAAAAATGATGAGTTGGCATACGTTAAAAAATCTTATAGTAAACCATGCGGTGTAACCAATAGAACTGTCACCATTGACGGCGGAAGTATTTTTGCTGTAGGAGACTATATCTTAATTGTGAATAACAATGATAACTTCTTAAGTGAAGTTGTTGCAGTAAACGACACAGCATCTATTCTAACTATTCGTGCTCCATATAATGGGACAACTAATAGCGCAACTGCTTTCCTTACTGTAGCCGGAAGAGTCTCTTACTTCAACAAGAGAAAGGCAGATAGACTGTTCTTAAAAGCTAGTTCAGCTAAAGAAGGCAATTTCTTAGTGACTGGTGAAGTTGTTAATGGATATAGAACGGGCGCAACTACAAGTATATCTACTATAGACAACGAACCCATATCATACTTTCAGCCTCAAATTTTTGTAAGTAACAGTATGAGAACTTCTACTGACTTCACATTATATAACGGCTCTGCTGTAGATAAGAGTATATCTTTAAATGGAAACGTTTATAGTACAGGCAACCTTAGAGTTGTTAACAGCACTTCGAATATTGTTAATCCAGGTTTGACTGAAAGCAATGACTTTAAGATTAGAGTCGCTATGACAAATAATGGATATCAATCTTCGACTCCTATTGTAGATCCAGCACTATCTATTCTGAATGCATACAAGTATAAGATTTCAGCATCAAGTGCCGCAACATCAAGCTGGGTATCAAAAGAGGTTACCCTTCAAGAGCAATTAGACGCAACTGGACTTCGTGTTTACTTAAGCGGGTTCAGACCAGCTGGCACTTATATAGATGTTTATGCAAGATTTGTATATCCTACAGATATAGAAACTCAAAGCGATTGGATAAAGTTAGTAAACTCTGATGAAGACATGTATTCTAATGTATCAAACACTCTTGACTATAGAGAGTTTCAATATGATTTACAAGACGAAACAAATGACTATAGTTCATTCCAACTTAAGTTTGAGATGAGACATGCTACATCAAGTGAGATTAATACTAACGACTTGAATGTCACTCCAGCGGAACATATATTTCCACACATTTATGACTATAGAGCGATTGCACTGACATGATGAACGAAGGATATATAAGAAAGGACGTCGGAGTTGTAAATACAGATGTATCTGCATTCAGGTCTGCTAAAGCTAGAATCGAACAGACTAAGAAAATTCAGTCTTTGGAACTTAGAATAAATAAGTTAGAAGAAGTAGTCACTTCTCTACAACAAACATGTAAAGAGATAAACAATGAGTAGAACACTATCACAGATTACTAATCAGAATACTTTTGGAGTCTGGAAGACTAGGACTAATGACATCATTGATGTTATCGGATCAGTTGTTACTATAGGTGACAGTGAAACGAATACCGGCAATGTAGTGATTACTGGCGATATTACTTCTAGCGGTAAATTGTATATCGATACGATTCAAGAAACTGACTCTAATGCTACTAATACAATTACAGTCAATTCAAATTTAGGAGTAGAAGGCAATCTCATTTTAGATCAAGCAACTGGTGCAGGTAAAATTGAGTTTCAATCAGCTAATACACCTACTTGGAAAATTGAAACATCTGCTGATCATACTGATTTAGATATTGCTTTAGGTGCTGAATATATTCGTTTTGATTCTGACGCAAACACCATAACTAGTAGTACTTGGACTATCGATAATGGCATGATGCCTGCAACGCTTACGGCAAACACAAGCGGTAATGCCGCAACCGCCACAGCTTGGGCAGCCTCTCGCACAGTAACCTTTGCTAATGGTGATGTTACGGGTAACTTCTCTATTGATGGTTCGGCTGATGTCTCTGATATAGAGTTGACAGTGGCCGATAATAGTCATAACCACGAAGTTTCAAATATCACAGACTTGGGCACAACTCTAGACGCTAAAGCTGATCTAACAGGCGCCTTATTTAGTGGCGATGTTCAAATAGCAGAAGGCGAAAATATATATTTTGGCAATCAGAACAGTAATACGGATGGACATGCTTATGTTAGATATGGCGACTTTGCAAGTGGTAGCAGAATATTTTCTATCGGACTTCAAGACGGAACATCAAATGATGTAAACTCTATGATAATAAACTTAGACGGTAAGTCTATGTATGTTAATAATGGCGCAGACTCCTTACTATCTATTAGTGGAACTAGTGGTTCACTAGTAACTGAAGGCGATATCACAGCATTCGGTACTGTATCTGATCGAAACCGTAAAGAGAACATTGTTAAGATTGATAACGCACTAGAGAAAGTATCACAGATTTCTGGATATACATTTAACTATATCGGCGATGATACTCCTATGACTGGTGTTATTGCACAAGAGTTGGAAGAAGTTCTACCAGAAGTTGTTTACGAAACAGAATCGCCAGATGGCACACAAAGCAAAGCAGTTCGTCATGGTAACATTGTAGGTCTGCTAATCGAATCAATTAAAGAACTCAAGGCAGAGATAGACGAACTTAAGAAGGGGAAGTAGATGGCAATCACGTCGGCAGATCCAGACAACGATCCTAATACTCCCAGACCATCCGTTAGTTTTGGACCAGCGAGTGGCGGTGGTAGCCGAAGCTTAAGGGCAGAGTTTCCTCTTGACACTGGATCATCCTCACTAAGTGAATACTATCGTGGTGGCGGGGTTGTACCCGCATCGGCGACTATAGGAGGAGAAACCCAAAGCGAATATGGAACCTCACAGTTAATCGAATCGAGACATACAACATTTTCTGGCGGTCAAGGCACTAGAGCCGAGATAGATAACTCTGCTCCAGATTATCTATATTACGTAAGAAAAGTTAAGAGTTCAGATGCACCCGTACCACCAGTTGATATATTAGTAGAACATGAAAGAGATGAGAATGAATGGAGAATAAACTACATTCAGAGTCAAGGTGGCGGTGCCTACTATAGAATTTTTTATGACGGTAATGTAGTATATACTAGTCAGGTATTGGCGATCAATACTATACAAAATATCACTGAAAGAACGGTTAATGTAGGCGGAACAAATATAACATTTGCTAGAGGAGTTGGTGTAAGTGGATTTAGTTATGAAGCGAACTTTAAAATTTCTACACGCACACCAGTCGCAGTAGGCGATTTACTCTTTGCTTGGCAATACGCTACCACCAATGATGATGATAAGCACGGATATACTTTTAAAATTTCAAATGGAAACGTAGGCGAAGAGTACGAACATAGTGACGGATATACATACACGACAGGAGCTGATGCGAGTGGAGTACCAGTTTTAGTTCAATACGCAATGGAACCGGCAGGATTTTTTGATCCAAATGACGATGAAGATGACAGAGAATATATATTTGAGTATATTAATGATGCAAGATATAATGATTGGTATGATAGATATTACATTAAAAGAAGAACTACAGCTAATGCCACAAATGAACAAACAGTTCCTCTAAATAACTTAGTACCTACGAGTGGACCAATTTCTTTTTCTCAGTTGTATGGATCTCGAAACTTTTTTGAAGGTAGTGCAAACATTCCAGGTCACAGCCCGTCTGAAACAAGCAATGGTTATATTTGGGAAGCAAACAACTATCCGGCTAATATAACGACAGACGGAACTGATGTGAGAAGCGGCGCTCTACCAGGAGCTACTGCTTATAGAGATGGTCCTGTTCCTTCTGGCTTTACGACATATAATGTTCCTATGGGCACTTTTTATGTTGACCCATCTACGTTTCTTGGAAACATTAGATTAACATTGAGTCCTCTTGATGGTGCCACAGGCGATATCAGATATTATGGAGCTCTCGATGATGATAACGGAGACGCATACGTAGAGATTAACGAAGTTGGAATCAGAATACAAAATGTTGATTCGGGAAATGATGCGTTAGTGTATAAAGGAGAGACTTCTCCTCAATTTTCTGGAGATGGGACAAGTGGCGATGGTCGATCTATCACTAGGTACTTAAGAAACGGTTCACAGAGTGCATTCACAAATGAATCTGCAATCATCTCTGAAACAGGAAGGTTTGTAGTGTATTTAACATTTGGATATAGACAGCCTATAGCTTATGGAGACCCGGACTTCAGTCTTAATATTGACGCAGTTAAGGTATCATGGGAAACAGCCTAACGTTTGATGATATAAATAAAGACAGATAACCTTACATATTTAAAGGCAACAACAGATGACTAAAAAATTTAGCGAATTAGTATCAATAACTACGCCAGACATTTCCGATGTCTTTGCGTTGTCGGATGTATCTGAAACAGAATCGAAGAAGATTACGTTTGCTGATCTAAAAACTTCTATTATTGATGAAAGTACTTTTGATCAAGCTTCACTGGTATCAAGACTCAATTCATATAATCCGACTAATGCTGGCAATGGACTAAGTGCTACTAAACTATTCGTTGCGGGATCTGCTGATGCTGGAGATCCTATAGCAGACTT